TATCAGTGATGTTACATCTACTGCAGCTACTGAGATTAATGGTAGAATATCTGATTTGGGTAGTTACTCAGGCAAGGCTGTTTCTGGTAATCAATCAGGCGTTATTACTTCATATTTTGTTGAAGAGTTTGGATATATTCTTGTTTTGTTTTGGATTCGCCCAAAAACTGCTTATTTTCAAGGTATTCCTCGTGAATTTCAGTATAGTACTTCACTTGAATACCCATATCCAGAATTTATGCATTTGAGTGAGCAGGGTATTACTAATAGTGAATTGTATGTTACATCTGCAAGTGATACTTTTGACCCAACTAAAATTTTTGGTTATCAAGGAATTTACGACGAATTGCGTTGGAGTCGCAATACTGTATCTGGTAAGATGGCTGTCTATGATACGAAAGAGTCTTATTATCCTTGGCATTTAGCTCGTGTTTTTGACGATGTTAACTTGCCATTTTTAAATTCTTCTTTTAGCGAGTGTAAGCCTAGGGCTGATATTTTTCAAGTAACAGATATTAATGATACTCCAGAATTTATTATGGAACATTCATTTAAAATTAAGTGCGTTAGACCTATGCCTATTATTGGCGAGCCTGGTCTTATTGATCATTTTTAAAAGGTGATTTATGAGTATGTTTTTTAAAAATAATAGATTTGAAAAAAAAGATTTACTTTATATTGATTCTGATGGTGTTGTTTACGACAATCCTGATTTAGTTGGTTATAAAAATTACAGTGTTACTGAGCAAGCTGGCTACAAGCCCCCTCGCATTCAGGTATTAGATTTTATGATTGCAGGTGAAAGACTTGTTTCAGCTCAAAAAGCTGCATATTATCAATCTGCAGTTGAACCTTTGTTTGATTCTAATGGTGATGTATTATTACCATCATTACTTAAGTCTCGTGATCCTTATTTAGCAAAAAAAGACATGGATTACTTTAATTCTAAATTAGACGAATATAAAGATTTATTTAATAAGCGTAAGCAGGATGAATTTATGCGTAATCAGGCTGAACAGGATAAATATAAAAAATTTTATGAAGATAATTTTAGTAAATCTACCTCTAATTCTTCTCAGAATGCCCCAGATAAGTAGATAATATATTTTTTATATATTTACACTCTTTTTATTTAAAATGCCCTTATAAGTCAAAATAAGGGCTTTTTTTTATAGCGATAGCTATCAAGGCGAAACACTCCACTTTGAGCCGTAAAAAAGCCCGTTTATTCCTGTTAAAATGTGTAGAAATTGTGTAGATTTAAATTTATTTAATTGATTAATTTATTAATTGATTATATATTTAATTATACTTATTATTGAGGTGATTATTATGGTAACAAAATCTTCTAAATTATATCCTGCTGTTAAACTTTGTCATTCTATGGTATCTTACTACAATCCTTCTTATTTGGATTTTTTAACTGATTCTGAGTATGATTTTATACAGCTTTATAAATTGAAAAAAATGACTTCAGAAGAGTCATTGCGATATTATTCTTATATTTCTTCTCTTTTTTCTTCAAATTATGATGATTGTGTTAGATTACGTAAGTTTTTTTATAATGAGAAAGCTATTAGATTTGATGATGCTACTTTACTTTATTTATCTATAATGGATAAATTATTTCAGTCATATTTTTATTTTGCTACATATAGTATTACAGATATATTTTATTATATTAATTTTGACTTTATTTATTTAGGACTTCCTTTTTATGACTGTATATTAGACACTTGTAAAGAAAAAGAGAAATTTAAAATTGTGTTTCCATCTTAAGTCAAAAATAATTTTGCCTTAAAATTTTATTCATGTCAACTAGCTACACCTACTTGATATATATATGCTAGTTGACACCATTTTTTATTTTTACGGAGTAAAAATTATGAAAAATATTGATAATAAAGTAAAATTAGATAGTTTATTTAAAGACTTAAATTTTAATGTGTCTGAGTTGAAAAGGATGTATAATAAATATAATTCTCCTTTAAAATTTAGTGAGTTTATTTCTTATTACGAAGAATTAGTTACTAGAATGAATTTTCTTTATAATTATATTAAAAAGCTCGAAGAACTTGTTGAAATTAAATCTGATTCTTTGTATAATATTAATGCTAGGTTAGACAATTATAGAGATAATATAGATAGAATTAATACTATTTTGTCTAAGTCTGATTATTTAAATTTATTTAAGTGATGGTGATTTATGCCTTTAGATTTATTTGGTGGATTAGTTGATACTGCTTCGAATATGATTACTTCGGACCTTAATAGACGTATGTCTCAAGATGTTCTTGATGAGCAAAAAAGATTGAATGATTTTAATATGAATTGGCAGATGAATAAGTATAAATATTCTAGTCAAGATTTGGCTAATTCTGGATTTTCTAAAGCAGCTTTATTAAATCAAGCGCCGGGACCTGCTGCTTCATTGAGTGCAGGTAATGCTCCCACTGTTGATTATAGAACTAATTTTAAAGGATTGTATCATAATTTTTTAAATAATCGTAATTTAGTTGCTCAGGAAAAACTTATTGATAATACTGCTATTAAGGCTGAAGCTGAGACTGCTTTTATTAAAACTAAAGAACTTCACGAGCAGAATAAAATTTTTGAGACTATTGCTAATACTGCTTTAAAAGAAGCTGAAAGTGATAAAGTTAGAGAGCAAATACTTCAAATTAAAAAAGAAGTTGAAACTATGGCATACAATTTGGAGCATAGCAAGGATGCTAAGATTAGGACTAATGATGCTGTTAATGGACTTTATAACACCTTAAACTCTGCAGCTGGTATGCTTGGTAGTGAACTTATTGATAAAGCTATTGATATTGCTATGCTTGTATTGCCTGGTTTAGGATTATTTAAAGGCGCAAAATATATTGGTAAATTGCCTTCTGTTATTAAATATATTAAAACTCAAGGTATTCCTGCAGTTAAAAAAGGTTTTGATGCTTTTCTTAAAAAATTTGGTTTGAGCAAAAAAGATTTTCCTAGCCCTAGCGACTTTTTTGGTTAGGAAATAAATAAATTTTTTGGAGGTTATTATGAAAAATCGTAAACTTCGTATGATGTATCGTGGTAAAAAAATTGTTCATTATGGCAATACTAGAGGTGGTATTCAAATGTAAATGTGTTATTCTCCTATTTATTTGAAATCTAAAGACATTTATGTAGATTGTCGTAAATGTTTTGAGTGTCGTCAGAAAATAGCAAGAGAGTGGAGTATCAGACTTTGCGCTGAATTAGGTGAATCTCCTCATAGTTTATTTGTTACTTTGACTTTTTCTGACGATTATTATGATACTGCTACTTTGTGTAAATCTGATGTGCAGTTGTTTTTGAAAAGGCTTAGAAAGTCTTTGAAGAGTCGTAAAATTAAATATTTTGCCGTTGGTGAGTATGGTGATTTAACTCATCGAAAGCATTATCATTTAATTTTGTTCAATGTTTATTTTTTTGACATTGATGTTATAAAAAAATGTTGGTATTATGGTAATGTTGATATAGGTGCTGTTCAATTTAAATCTATATCTTATGTTACTGGATATGTCAATAAAAAGATTTCTGATTCTGAATCGGATGATTTTGAAGAGGCTGGATTTGTTCCAGCATTTAGACTTATGAGTAAAAATTTGGGAACATCTTTTATTTATAAAAATTTTGATGAATATATTCGTGAAATGAGTTTTACTTTTTCAGGAAAAAAATTTCCTGTTCCTCGTTATTTTCGTGAAAAGTTGGGATTGATTTCTGATAATCCTGAATATTCTGATTTTATTGATAAAAAGATTTTTGACCATTTTTTAAAGTTGTCTCAGAAATTAAGTCTTGAATTTGATGGTGATGTTTCTGCTTTTGTTGAAAAATTGTATAATATTGGTTACTTTGACGAACGTGAAATATTGTCTACTGTAAAAAATAAAATTTATACTAATAGGAGTAAAATATGAAAATTTTTATTGTTAAAGATAAGTTAAGTAATACACCTGCAGGTGTTCCTTTTTTTAGCCCTGCAAGAGAAAGTGCTGTTCGTGATTGCCTTGTTCAGTTTAAAGGTCACGAGAATACTTTAAATCAATTTGACCTTTATGAGATTGGTGAATATGATTCTGTTGAAGGTCGTATTATTTCATCAGATTTTTCTTTGATATGTAATTTAACTCAAGGTCAAGAGCTTATTAATAATAAACTTGGTCTGTCTCGCAATTAAAAATGTGTAGGAGTTTTTTATGTCATTAAATAAAGCTTTTCGAGAAATTGGTAAAGTTAGAACTGAGCGTTCTGCTTTTGATTTGTCTCATACTAATTTGTCAACACATAATATGGGAATACTCTACCCTGTTATGTGTAAGTTTACTATGCCAGGCGATAAGTGGATTATTGATATTGAGAGTATTATACGTGCTATGCCTCTTAACTACCCTGCTTATGTTGATATGCTTGCAGAATATGCAGTTTTTTTTAGCCCTTCTCGTCTTTTGGATGATGATTTTGAAGAATTTATTACTGGTGGTGAGGATGGTGATTTTTCAAAAATTGTTCCAAAATTATTTGATATACCTTTAGATTTTGATAAATCAAAAGTTGGATCTTTTACAGCTGGTACTGGTGACTTTGTTGACAAGCGTCTTGGTTTATTTCCTTATATTACGAAACCTTTGAAGATATATACAGCGTCTGGCACTGGACAAGATAAAAGATTTAATTATAATTACCCTCGTGAATTATTACCTACTTCATTGCCATTGCGTGCTTATTATCAGATTTGGGATCAGTATTTTAGGAATGAAAATTTGCAGAGTTCTATTTTTTTTAAAAAAATAAATAATGCAGCAAGATCATTTTTATTTAATCCTATTTATGCTGATTACTTTTTTAAGGATAAGTCAAAAGTACCATCTCATTCACATGGTATGCTTTATGTAAATTGGTTGAAAGATTACTTTACTTCAGCGTTGCCTTTTCAGCAGCGTGGTACTGCACCTATTATACCTTTTGATGGTAGTATTGAAGTTAATAGTGATGTAAATTCATCTGACATTATTAATATAGGTCAACTTTCTAATTTGTTTTCTAAGGGTAATCCTAAAAATCGTTTTTTAGGCACAGATAGAAATGCTTGGGCATCTGGCAATGTTGTTTCTTTTAATGATTTTTTAGGGCAAGGTAATCGTGTTGTATTTACAAAAGGACCATCTGAAAATGAAACACCTACTCCTATCGAACTTAATATTACTGCATCTTCATTAGCTCAAAATTTACTTAAAGATATACATGCAAATGTTTTTGACGGATTGTCTATTTCTGACTTACGTGTTGCTGTTCAGCTCCAAAAGTTTTTTGAGCGTAATGCTCGTGGCGGTATTCGTTATACTGAATTTTTAACTAATCATTTTAATGTCAGTCCGACCGATTCACGACTTGATAGAGCTGAATATATTGGTGGTACTCGATTTCCTATTGTTATCAGTGATGTTACATCTA